GGCTCCTACAACTGTTCTATGTGGATAATGTCCCGAAGAGAGCGAGCTACTTCTTGGTCTATGTATTCATGGAGGATCGCCAATTCTTTCTTATCTATATGGCCACTATTTTTTAAACCATCGAGCCTTACTTTAAACTCCAAGAGGTGATTGGCTTGATGAATCATATCAGCGATAACTTTATTCATGCTATTCCTTTACAGAAGGTAGTACGATGATTTTTGAGCGTTGATACATATAGCATGTAATTGAAAATCTTGCTCACGAATATCGGCATCTACCATTTGTGTATCACTCATCGTCAACTGGAACTGTATCACTTCACCGTCTGCTTGAAAATACACGGGATGCCATAGGCGTTTTGCTTTTTCTTCAAAGGGAACTGGTGAAGGCACACCATTTGCTGCGGTGTAAGGAAAGGTGTCGAGTGTTCCTGTGCCCAGAGCCACGCCATCAGTAATACTGTCCTGTAGTAGTGGTGTCGAAGCAGTAGAGACAAAGTAGTTCACCTGAAGTTGTCCTGATGCTGTTGCGTCTACCATAAAGTCTGCCTTGTTAATGAAGGCGTTACGGCCTTCCTTGGCGTAGAAGTTATATTCTTTGGTGCGGATATTAATATTACTCACTCGTGAGATTAAGCCACCACCGCTATAGGTTCCCGTTAAGGTCAGAGCGCTAACAAAACTAAATTGGTTTGCCGTTATAGGGTTGGCTAACGTGTCTACCGTCAACTTGAATATTTTACCATTGAGCTGTTGAAGATCTCCTGACTCGGTAGTTATGCCCTCAATATAGATAAACTCGTCAATGCGAAAATTGTGGTTATAGGCTGTAACTGTTACTAACCCACCAACGTACGTAATATCGGTTATCTGAATAACGGATGCATTCGTTGTTTCATCAGTATCACAGATAAAGGTAAAGCCCTCTTGGTTGCCAGCAATAACTTGCCTGCCCTTCTCTTGGGTTATGCCTTCATCCCACGTAGTATCGTCGTCCCAAGTAACGGTAGATGAGTCCCATGTAAGTCCCGTCACTGACTGGTAATAACCAAAGGCAGTAATGGAGTCTTCATTTAGCGCCCATGTTCGTGTTTTATAATTATAGACCAGTACTTTGTTAGGATAAGGAAACGTCGAATCCTGTTCTGAATCAGGGAGCGCCCAATACACCATCTCAACAAAGTAATCACGTATCCCATAGACACGCTCAAGACCGTTGGCGTCATTACCAATATCGAATACAAAATTAGGAATCTTACCATCAATGCGCTCCACGGTTACCCCATTACAGGCCTCGATACCAACTTGCCCAACACCAAGGGCAACTGTATCAAAGGGCACAATAGAGTGGGTTGCTTCAACACCAAGCTCAGTATTTATTTGTTGCCAGCTAAACGGATACGCCTGATTTCCTGTGTAGACCAGTTCCCATGTACTACGCTCGAAGTACACAATAAGACGATCACGAATGAATTCAGCAGTAATAATGGCCTCTGTGGTGGCTGCATCTATGGCATTACCACGGCCCTGTAGGTCTTGTCTCCACGCATTAACCTGATCAAGGGGATCGCCTATCTGGCAATAGCGGGCACGGTTTTGATAGTTAAGTTGGGTTCCTCCATCAATTTCCCATGTATTAAGAGCGACGAGCCTATTCTTGAATACTACTAATATGCGGGCGCTATTGAGGTAGCCTGGTGTGGCACTTATTTGGGGACGATAGTTATCCCACTGAAATACACCAAGACCTGTATTGAACTGGAGAAAGCGCATAAAGTTTGCTTCATTCTCATTAAAGTTAGTTACAAAGAACACCTTTGAGGAGGCATTTGTTCCTGTCCATGTGGTTGCCCAAAAGAACTGTGAATCACTTCCTGACCATGTCGCAGCTCCCGCCGTTACTTCTTGGTTAAGGCGAGTCCACCCACCACTGTATTGATAGGCGTAGCGGGTATCAAACCCGACAATAAACTCATCATTAATAAGATTTTGGTCGTAGGTAAGAAGTCCCATCACGGGCAATGCTGGATACCAGTAGATGGGAGTAGCACCAGCTTGCAATGAGTTTAGGGTGAAGGTTGTTGTTCCGACCGTAGCAGTCCCCGATGTACCTGTTGTTGATGCATGAAGGGCAGCGCCCGCACCATTCTGGTAGACCGTGTATGTCTCCGTTCCAGCAGAAAACATTTGTCCTAGGGCTATATTTGATGGCGTGACAACTGGTGCTGCTACTGTTCCTACCTGTACTCTGAATCGTGATTCAAGAACACTATTGGCGAGCCAGCGTGAGCCAAATCGTTTTCGAACACGGCCCCTGAACTGGTAAGCATTCGTCAGGGAAGAGAACGCATTATCAGGTATTAACCAAGGCCTTACATCTGTTTGTAGACCACTCTGTTGGTCATACGGGGCAATGAGAAAACGATCTGCCATATTAGTATCCTAGAGCTATATAAATCATACGCCCTAAAGCAGCCGTTGTCGTCGTTCTCTGTGAACCGTAGACCGAAAATCCCGTATTAGACATTCCTGTTACTCGGACGGCGAAATTAATATCCCCCGCTGTGGTATCAAATGGAACCGCTATTACATTTACGCATTCTGTAAATACTGGGATATCCGATCCCGTAGGGAACGCCAATGTTTCTGCACCCGACAAACTCATATTTTTTGTTCCCCATTTCATAATCATGCCAGAAGGGAGATAGCTCCATCCCGTGGAAGCTGTAGTGGGCGCAGCAGTGGTGCTTAAAACAGATGCCGTCATGGGAATATCTGCTGCGGCTATGGCATTTTGTTTATGGATATAAACTTCTTGCTTAGTAGTAAGCGCACCCGCTACAGGAACAAGACTAAAAAAGCCATTATTGGTGGCCGCATAAACTGGTGCAGCCGATTGTACAGGAAATGTTATCTTGGCATGCATCCCCTGGTTGCCGCTCCCCGCATTATATTCTACATGGTCTACCGAGAATGCTGTGTTTATAACTGAAAAGTTGTTACGTATAGGGTCTCTGGTAGTTACCAGACTCTGACCTGCTACGGGAAAAAGTGTTAATGCCATGTACTATCTCCTTAAAAAGGCCAGCCTCCATTGGGGCCACCATATCTATTAAATCCGTAATTTTTGCCTTGAGAAAAGATTGTGGGTGCTCGTTGCGTCGTCTGTTGCTCAATTGTTGTGCGCAGTACCATGCGCTCCTGTTGTTTAAACTCAGGCATAATGCGCTGAATATCATCAGTCTGCATTCTATCTTCAAATATTTTTTTACTTGCGCCGTATGCTACATACTGCCACCACTGTTCCAAGTCGGGGACATCGGATACAGCTAGTAATTCAGTCGGCTGTGCATCTACTTCTATCTGAACGGGATATACCTTATCAGGGACGGGTCTGATCACAAAGGCATCCTCAAAGTAGAGCATTGCAATCGGCTTACCAGCCTTATAGGGAACCATTTCAAGGGTAATAATAGCGCCTGTTAACGTGTTTCCTGTAAAGATAACATTCGAGTATGCCCCTGTTACGTAGTTAACTTGGCCATTGGCATTCGTGGTGGGAGCGGGATTAGCCGTTGTGCCGAGTCCAGGAACCCCCAAGAATCCAATATTATTATCTGAGGATGGGTAGTCCACCAGCACCATTTTATTGTTATTCGTATCAACACAGGAAAAGACCACACTGTTCTTAAGGAATGGTACAGAGCTTATGGTTCCCGCAAATGGTCCTGTTGTGCCGTCGCCTCGTAGTTTTGTATCAATAATGGCATTCGTCTGGGGATAAAGGCCATAAAAAATGCCTCTATTTTGTGTGTAGTAGGCTGAAACTCCTGCTATATATACAGGAGGGTGAATAGCAATAAATCTGTTCTTAAAGTTATAGAGTGGGTCAGTAACAGGGGTGTTTATTGTTTCATACCTATCTGCATTGGGCTGCGTATAAAACGTCAGGGTCTTGCGGAGATTAAAGAGACGTAATTGTGATGGCATATCATAGAGGATAAAGGTGTTTATAGCCTCATCAAGATCGGCATTACTTAGCTGTGAAACATTAGGATTACGGGTTATTCTACGTGCCTTCTTACGTATTGCCGTTAGTGTTGCATCTGCCATTACTTACTCCCTTAATAAACTATTTTGACCAATCTAACATTGCCCTTATGGATAAGGAAGTACATTTTTGGTCGCTCCTGTAAGCAGTTCCGCAACCTCTCCTATCGGTATGCTTTGGGCAGGTGTTGCAAAGCCCCCTGGGTTGAGAGGGGGCACTACAAATGGATCAAAGTTAGTAGTGTCTATAGGAATAGAAAACTGCGTAGCATTTACGACAGTAATGGCTCCCTTAAATTCATCCAGCTTTGTCATTCCAAAGCCATACGGAACCCTAATACGTACAATCCACCCTGTTTCATAGCCATGGTCTCCCGCTACAAGGCCATCAAAGGTGGTGGTTACCAGCGCTGGGTTAGCCTGAGTAATAGACAGAATGGTGCGCAATGCGGGTTGGTAGGTAGGATTCTGGGTTGAAATATACTGAGCCATACTACTCCTTATGCAGCTCTAACTTCAACAAGATCTGCTGGATACATATCTATATCATCATCCATATATTCTAAACTGTGAAATTCGAATCTGTGCACCTTTTTCTGCGTATGCATTTGATGGTGGCGCAGCTTACCGTCTCCCATAGCATTACGAATGCCCGCTTGGCCAAATTCACCTTGTAGGCGCTTATATTCTGTATAGTAACACTGGTTATTGAGGTGATGTGCTACGGCACGAGGAATAGTGTAACGCTCTCCATCAAGAAACTCGTACTCGATGTAG